ACAACAGAAATGACATTAACTGTGTCACCGTTACCAATAATCTGATCTTCGTCATCGGGTTCTACTTCTAATCCTAAAGCTGGTACTACACATTTACGGGTGCCTCTACGGATCTCATCTACATTAGCTATGATACCTTGATCGTAGTTGTAGAAGTAGCCGTTGAAGCTGTAGTCGGTTGTAGCGGAGCCTGTTACTGTCCCTGTAGTAGGGTTGTAAGTTCCCGCTGTAGTTTTCTTCTTTAAAGTAAGGGGTTCCCCAAACTCATCAACCATTTTAAGTAGGTTATAACCTCTTGAGAATGCCATTACCTACCCCTTAACTATAGTCGTAGTCATCACCACTGTAACTTGGTGGGTTCTTAAATCTGTCTCTACGGAAGGATGGTGGAACACGATCTGTGTTTTGTCTTACGTTATCCACCGTGGAAATACTGATGCCACCAGCTACTACACCAATACTAGCTCCAGCCTTCTTACCGTTAAGCTCAAGATCTAAGGCAAGCTGAGAGTACTGGTTAGCTAGGTCACTGTAGTTAGCACTAAGAGCGCCTGAGAGGTTCTGTGTGACCCTACGAGAGTATTGTGCAGCTATTGTTCTAGCAGTCCAAGCACCCGCTTGATATACGTTGTCACTGGTCTGAGCTAGAGCAAAGATTATCTCTTCATTCTGCACTTGTTGATCGTTAGTGTCTGTGTCCCCTACAAGAAGACGTACAGAGTTTAAACGTCCAGAGACTGTCCCCGTACCTAAATCAGTTGCATCATACGACCAAGCCATTCTTTAAGTCTCCATGTGACCATAATTTCTACGCCAGCTACGAATAAGCCCACGTTGTTTATCAGCTATCTTAGACTTCTTACACTTCTTCTTTTGGAACTCAGCGTCAGAACTCGTCTTAGACTTTACTTTTTCGTTGATACCGTTTACTAGATTGTGTAACCCATCGACATCAAGCACCTCTAGTCCGTCACCAACTTTGGTTTCAGCTTCAAGAGTTGCACTGTGTCTTAGTCTACCTTCTCTGTAGAGTATCTTTACTAATTCTTTATCTAAACCTATCTCTTTCCACTTAAGCTCATCACCAGCATTAAAGGTACGGCCTTGTGCTTTCATAGTCAGGGTAACAAAGAGGGGTCTGTCGTATTGCATCGGCTCATTAAGGAACATCGGGTAATCCTTTAATTAGAGGGAGTGAGGGCCACTACAGCCCCCACTAAGGTAAGTACTTACTGTACGATACCGTTTACAAACGCACCCAAGTCAGCGCCTACGATCTTCATGTCGTATGACATCTTAACTTGGATCATCTCAGCAATCTGTTGACGCTTAAGAGCATCGTCTGAGAATGACTCAACAGTAATACCTAAGTTGTTTACACCTTCAAGGTTATTCCAAGCAAAGGTCAAACCAGCGGCTGGTGACATAAGACCAGCATTGTTTGGTGTGTAGCACAACATAGCATGTTTACCACCGATAAACGCATTGCTTTCTGCAACACCTTCAACAGATGAGTTCTTGACAGCTTCCATGACGTAGAAGTTCTCTACCTCAAAGATCTCAGCCAGTTTAGCATCAGTTACCAAAGCTGTGTTGGTTACAGTTGCGCCACCGTTCAAGCGAGCCAAGATGTCTGCGTTGTTTACCAGAGCATCACGTACTTCTTTACCAACAACCATTGTGTTTGGCTTGAAGCCACCTGACTTAAGCTGCATTACACGGCGTAGGTCAGTTACGTTTTGGATTGGTTTAGCAGCAGCATCATCCCAATACAGGAAGTTAGTTCCTGATGTTGAGCCAGCACCGTCATAGTTGGTTCCCCAGATGTTGTCTGAGAAGAAGTTTGTAGCAAACTGCTCTTCACGATGGATCATCAGACGCATCGCCAGAGTTTCAGCACCAGCAGAACGGATCTCTAATGCAGCATCTTCGTTAGCCAAAGTTTGCTCATCAAAATCCATACCAAGACCATAAACGTCAGCAAAGTAGCTGCTGTTTGAGATAGTCATACCGATACGGTTTACTTCTGTACGTGGAGCTAGTTTCTCTACGTCACCAGTACGGTTCATATTCGCACGGTCATAGATGTAGTATTTGTCAGATTGTTTTGAAACACCGACAGTTGGGAATACCTTATCAGCGATAAAGTTTTCTTGTGATTGTGCATAAGCCAGCGTGAGGTTAGTCAGCGGCTGATCTACATGCACTGCGGATGGAGTCAGCAAGGGCATTATTTATTCCTTTCTATGCTGGATTAAGCTACGACGTTACCGCCTTGGATGAGTTCAATAGCCATGATCTGACCATCAACTGCTGCTTCCAAAGCATAACCCATAACAACATCACCAGAAGCAGCGGTGAGTGCGTCACCATTTGCATCGGCTTGAACGGCTGCACCAGCGGCAATAGTTCCACCAGCTTCTACCATTACTTTACCTGAGATTGCTACAGTAGCAGCGGCTCCAGCAGTAGGGGCATTCAACAGAATACCAATACAGTTTTCACCAGCAGAGTCTGCAACGTCTACTTGTCCATCACTCTCAAGAGTAACGAACTTAAATTGTTTTGCTGAAAGGTCTTCCCCAGCAACAAAAGACCGTGTATCACGGGACTGCATTACAGCCATGTTTATTCTCCTTTATAGGATTTGTTGATAAGAGCTTTACCTTCATCGGTCTTAGCAACTGCAGCATAAGCTACAGCATATTGGCTCTTCTTGATTTTGTTCTCGTCCATATAAGACTTAACGAGGGCATCTAGCTTGTCTTGTGCGGTAGCGAAGTTGCCATCAGCATCGGACTTACCAAATTCTTCCATAGATTCCGCAAAGACTGCATCTGCACCCTTCAAGGCTTCCATGACACTTTCATCTTCATCAAACTTAGCAATAAGTGATTTAGCTACGTCGATGTTGAAGTTAGGTAGAGCTTCTTCTGCACGTTTAGTCAGTTCAGCATCTGCCTTAGCAACTTCTGCTGCTTCCAGAGCCTTAAGGATAGGCGCAGGGATGTCAGCTTTGTTGATTTGCTCACCTTCATATGTTACATACTCAGGCTCGACTTTCTTTTCGATGATGTCAGCTTTAATGACATAACCATTGTCGATAAGGGATTTACGAAGACGTTCGTTCTCTTCTTTCAAAGATGCTTCAACGGCTTTAAGGGTTTCGATCTCTAGCTCTTCAGCAGTTGCTTCATCAGCTTTCTTCATGTCCATATTATACATCTTCATGGCCTCTTCTTCAGACATACCTTTATCCATGTATGGCTTCAGTTTAGCTTTAAGATCATCAGACATTTTTTCTACTTCATGTTCCATAGGTTCTCCACTGGAATTATCACGCTTGTACAAGGAGACTGTTGCCTGTGCGTTTGCTGGACGATCCACCAAAGACAATTCCTCCAACTCAAGCTGTTTTAAAAGGTTAGGCACTATAGTCCTCCTTGATTGCACGACCCCCAATAGAGAAGGCCGCAAGTTCACCAGACTTAACCTTCGCCCAGACATTATCGTCATGGACTTTGAAAGCTACGATCCAGCCTTCACGGTCACTCTGTATGCCAAGGGAGTCACCAATCTCTTTAGTGATAGGCATGGAATGGATAACTGACCCAATCTGATCCCCTGTATGCATCTGTTTACCGACACGAATATGTTCCATAAAGCTGTTGACAGCCTTAACAAGTGTCTCAGGTTCTATTACGTCACCTTGACGGTCAACCACTGGCTCACCCTTCTCAGTAACGACTGAGGCCCACCCGTAGACTAGACGTTGTTCTTCGTCAGCCTTTAGGATTTGACCTTCAATACTTTTTGTAAGAGGCCTATTGTGAGTGTAGCCTCTTTCCTTCAAATCAAGATGTTGCTCATAAGTAGCTGCCATAAGAGCATCGCCTGTCTTAGGATCATACATTTGATGAGGTTTAAAATCTTCTTCTGCCTTGGTCATACTACCCACAGTTGCCCCACTCCACATACGACAGGACCAGTATCTAGCAGAGGTCTTATCTGTAGCTGTATCACAAGAGTGCCTAGAGCGGAAATTAGCCCTTGCCTTTGGATCATCTCGACGGATCTCCATGTTAGGATCTCCGAAGGTAACTTTCTTAGTCTTGTCACCGTCTTTAACATATACACCAAACTTCTTGCTAGAACCAGCGGGAAGTCTAAAGGGTTTGTTAAGAGGTTTATCAGCTTTGTCTACATAGTAACCATCGTCCATCTTCTTAGTGCTAGATGGATGACTAGAAGGTAACAAATCTTTGTCGTGCTTAGGTGACTTAGACCCTGCCACAATCTTAAGATAGCTGTTTACTCTAGCCATTGCCCATTGCTCTGGACCAGTTACGTTAGGTCTAACAGAAGAGGGATTAGTTCTGTAAGCGCCTACACCACGATTATACACTGTCTGCAACATACCTGTTGTAACTTTATGCTTAGATTTAGCATTGTGGGCTTTTACTTTTTCAGCTAGTCCTTTAGGCATTAGTAATCTAGTCCTTCTTAACTAAGTTCTCTGACTACAGAGATTGTCAAGTTCTGGTTATTAGGGAATGTCTCAATAGTGTTATCTCCGTAAGTAACCTCAAACTCTACTGAGTAAGATCCTACAGTATCGGTATCACCTGTCTGCCAATCATACTGAACAACACCATTGTTAGCATTCGTAACTGTCATAGCTGCATCAACTTTCATTGTACCGTCTAGGCTTTTCATATGAAACTTGACACTAGCTCCTGTCAAACTAATAGCTGTACCAGCAGCAGTAGTAAGTGTGGCTTGCAAAGAAGGAGAGGTATCATTCTGCTTAATGTTAAAAGCCATTCTTAAGCTGCCTTATTATAGTTAGAGGAAAGTGTAGCAGTGTTGTTTGAGTTAGCAGTCACAGAAACAACTCGCCTTACGGATGCGTTATAAACAGGAGAACCAAGCAAAGGTGCGCCAGTTGTAATGCTATTAGGCTGTATAGCGTGCTGTTGCGTGACAGCAGGACTACCTAATACAGGGGCACCAGTAGAAATACTGCTGGCTACGAAGGTTTCGTTTTCTACCATTGCCACAGAAGAGACTGTGGGGTTACCTGTAGATATGTCACTAGGGGCTAAGAAGTGATCTTGCGACATCACCGAAGAGCCTACAGTAGGTGCACTTGTGGTGATGCTGGATGGGTTTAGTCCAGTACCAGCAACTAATGTTGTGCTGTTTACTACAGGCGCACCAGTAGAAATACTATTAGCTACTAGGGCTTGAAGTTGATTTAGACTTGGTTGGCCTAACTGAGGTTCACCGGCTGTAAAATCTGCTGTTGTGAATGTCTCACGTTCAGCCATGTTACACTGATTGACAATAGGATTGCCAGTAGAAATGTTGGATGCGACTAAGCTATGGACTTGTCCGAAGGCAGTGCTTGCCAGTGTTGGACTTCCTGTGACAATACTGTTGGCTGTAAACTCTGTTACAGGGGACCATATTAGTGTACTACCAATATAAACACCTGTAACAGTGCTTGAGCCAACAGCTATATCGTTGAAGTCAGCAGAACCAAGGAAAGCGTTTTTAGTCACTTATCTACCCTCTAGTAAAAATTAACCAGTTACGAAGTAAATAGTATTACTATCTGGACTAGCTGGTAGGGCAGCAACAACTGCTATCTTATAACCACCAATGGCAACATAACCACTTGTGGCTGAGATATCGTTTGTTTGGTGGTTAATGGTCAGCGACATTACTTACTCCTTTTTAAATACAACGGAATCTTCACTTGTACTTTTAATAAGCAGGTTAGTGAAAGCATCTCTTGATACACGGTGACGATCAAGGACATAACGAGCATTGTCTACATCTCTGTCTAAATCCCAGATGTGCTTGACAATATTTCTCTGCTGCTCTGTTAGATCTTCGATATTATACTCTACACCTTTAATAGAGATTGTTTTTGTTTGTTCTTCCATCGGGTACTTCCTTTTATTATCGGGTTAATATTTACTTATACGGCTGTAGAGCCATTCATGTCATCTTGAGCCATAACCCAAGCATAGCATTTATCTAAGAATGTAGCACCTGACTTAGCCTCTACATCTGTTAAGTTAGCGTTATAACGCTTGAAATCCACCTCACGGGTGTTTTCAGTAGGTGAGCTTGTAGCATAAGCTGACAAGTCAATCATCACACTGAACTTAGGATCATCACCGTTTTGTCGTGATACAGCCGCCGTTACAATGCGATAGTAAGCGTTGTTGAATGCAATACCATACTGGCTTGCATCTTCTGCGATATTATGTTTAATAGCCATTGGTATCTCCTTTAGGCGTAAGTTACTTCGCTGGTTCTAATATTAGCTACCCAGCGTATGTTGTGGTTTGCTTCACCAGTGCAGGTGATAGCTAAGGCGTTATTTGTATTATCTGCTGAGAGTGCCAAACCCCAGTTTGATGAGTTTTGAATTACGGTAATTGCACTGTTGGCAAGTGTGGTTGTACCACCATCATTCACCAGCAAGCCCTCTATTTTCCACGAGCCATAGGCTTGAGCGCCGTTTTGCATTGCAGTGATAGTACCGTCGAAACTGATGCAGGTATCAGAATTAGCTATGACTTGGTTGTCTGAATCTACAGCTTCGTTGTCTGTTGTAAGTACTTTTGCAGTTGCGTCTGTGGTATTCCCACGAAGAATAAATTGACCACCTTGAGCATCTCCATATGTGCTAAAAAAGTAACCAGAGGCATATGCAAGTTTTCCGTAGATACTAGACTTAGAAGCAAAACCAAGCGCCGTTGAATAAAGGGCTGTAGCATTTGTTTGTCTGCCAATAGATGTAGCGTAGTGGTTTGAGGCAATCGGCATGTCACCTATAGCAGTAGAATTATAACCTGTAGCCTTTGCCCTGTCTCCAACAGCGAAAGAGTTGGGATTACTAGCACCATAAGAAGAACTGGAGTTTTCAATGTTTAAAGCTGTTGCACCAGTGGCAGATGCCCTTGATTTGCCTACAGCAAAAGTGTTGTACCCAGTAGCTGTAGCCTCTTCACCAATAGCTACACTACCGCTACTACTTGAAACAGCATTATCACCTATAGCTATAGCATTGGAGCCTGTAGCTTTAGACTGATAGCCAACTGCAAACGAGTAGTTGCCTGTTGCACCATAAGAAGTAGAGTTAGTGCCTATACCTAGTGCAACAGAGCTAGAACCAGAAGAGTTAGAGACTGGCCCTGCAAAAGCATTCGCAGCAGAGGCTAATGATCCATGACCAACAGCGGTTGAAAGTGAACCACTAGCCACGGCAACAGTACCAATAGCTACTGCATTTGTACCAGAAGCAACAGGGTCAGTAGCACTTGAAGGATTAGCAGCGTAAAGATCAGCACCTGCTGCTGCCCAAGTCAGAACTCCAGAGCCATTAGTCTGTAGAAACTCTGATGCATCTCCATCATCATTAGGTAGGGTAAGAGTGTAAGAGGCACCAGCAGAATGTGGGGGTGACTTGATCTTACACCGTGCGAGTTGGCTGAACAGTTTAGCTGTAATGTACCATCGTTACCGCCAGCACCCTTAACTTCAACAACACCTGTTCCATTTGGATTGAAGACTATGTTACCGTTAGTGGTGCTAGTGTTAATCTCACGGGCTTGAACGTCAAGGTTGCCACCAAGCTGTGGGGAAGTGTCTTCTACAACATTAGAAATACCGCCACTAGCAGCAGCAAAAGTAACAACTCCAGAGCCGTTCGTAGTAAGCACCTGATTTGCAGAACCGTCTGAGGTAGGTAAGGTGTATGTCCCAGAGATCTTTACAGTGTCTGTTGTTCCACCAAGAGCAATCTGGTTTGCTGTAGTGCTTGTAGCAGTGTCACCTATAGCAATACTATTTGCTGCTGTAGCTTTTGCAAGTTGACCTATAGCGATACTATTAGCACCAGTAGCGCCGTAGGATGTTGAGCCGTTAGAAATACCCAAAGATACTGAATAATTCCCAGAGGCATAGCTATATGGGCCTGTGAACGAGCCTGACCCTTCACTCTTTGAGTACGATCCAATGGCAACTGCATTACCACCAGTAGCTTTTGTGTTGTATGAACCAGCACCACCAAGAGCAACAGACCCAGACCCCGTAGCCATAGTAAAGTAGCCAATTGAAGTGGCATAGTCAGCCGTTGCTCGTGCGCTGTAACCTAATCCTACTGCCCCATCGCCAGTAGCTTGCGCTTGATAACCTACGGCTGTTGCGAAATTTGCTGTTGCGTCAGTTTGACCGCCTAAAGCAATAGCCTGACTTCCACTAGCTGTTGGCTGGTCAAGTTGATGTGAATTTTGAGATAAATTTGTCTGTAACCCATCGACCCTAGTTCTTAAACTAAAGAAGCCAGAGCCATCACAAACTAAGTGTATGCCTTCAAATCTGCGTAAGTATATTAATGGTGAACCATCAATAGTTTCACTTCCGTTACCGTCAATAGTTACAACATGGGTGGCTGTGCTAGAGCTGTTCCTAATAAATACATAGAAACCATCGCCTAGTGTAGCAGCCGCTGTAAGTGAAATGGTGACAGAGTTAGAGGTAACATCAATTATCTTACCTAAGTCACCAGATACAACTGTGTAGTTGGCAGTTTTAGTATCACGAGTGTAGTCAGAAGCACCACCACCACCAACAGCAGTACCATCTAAAAGTAAACTTGTACCATCAGAGCTAAGGGTTATACCACTGCCAGAGCCTGTGTGGTCTAGTTGAATCTTACCCATTATTCTCGTACCTCACTTCTGATGTGTTTATCGTCCCAACCCATCGGATATTAGTAGATGCTGCACCAGTGGCAGATATTTTTAGACCGCCGTTTGTAGTGTCTGCTGTTAAAGCAATATCCCATGCAGAAGCACCTGATGTGTGGTAAAGATCGTTGATAACAGCTTGACCTAATACAGTAGACCCAGCGTTAGCATCCCTTAAGATTGTACCTTTAACTTCCCACGCTGCGTAATCAGACCCATCTCCTTGGAACTCACGGGCAACAACTGTACCGCTAAAACTAAATGCTGCATAGTTTGTTAAGATAATCTGGTTATTGGTAGAAGCTGTGTTATTGTCGTTTGTGGTTAATGCCTTAGCTGTTGCATCTGTAGTTCCAGCTTTTAAAAGATATGTTCCAGTTTGACAGTCATCATTGGCCGATTGAATTTCCCCATTTGAAAACTTATATGAACCTATTATGCCGTTGGTACGGGCTTTTTGCCCTATAGCTACTGAATAAGAAGCATCGGCTGTAACTACACCCATAGCTATAGAGCCATACCCACTAGATGTGCATGTGTTACCCCCAGCGCTTATAGCAAGAGAATTACTACCTGATGCGGTTGCATAAGAACCTATAGCTGTAGCTCTACTGTCTGATGCTATTGCACCAAATCCAATAGCCTTACCGCCATAGCCTGTTGCCTTGGCGTTCTGTCCCATAGCAATAGTGTTGGTCCCTGCAGCGCCATAGCTTGAGGAGTTGTTAGTTATCTGTGCAGCAAAACCGCCTTCACCACTTACTCTGGAATTTCCTAACGCTATAGCATTGGGTGCCCAAGAAATGTAAGAATCTTTACCTATAGCTGTAGCACCAGCGGATGTGCCTGTTGTAAAAGCGTAAGTCCCAATAGCTAGTGTATCATTAGAAGATGCACCGACCTGAGCACCCCTACCAATGGCAACACTATAAGTACTGCTAACCTCGATTTTGGCTTGAAACCCTAGAGCAATAGAAGCCGAGGATTTGGCATAAGACTGATATCCAGCAGCAAAAGAATAATTAGCCAAAGCCCCATAGCTTGAGGAGTTGTTAGCTATATTTAATGCAGTAGAGTCTAGGCCAGTTGCCCTTGATGTACCCACAGCAAAACTTCGTTGACCAGTAGCTACGGCACTATTACCAATGGCTACGGCATCTGTACCAGTAGCACTGGGTGCTGTGTATCCAGATACTGGATTATCGTCATATAATACTGGATCAGCCATTGTTTAGCCCTTATGATGGATCTGGAATACCGATAGTAAATGAGGCTAGGGTAAAGGTGTTGCCACTCGTAACTGATTGAGAAGCACTGAGGGTGCTAGTAGCAAGCAAACGTGAGTTGTTTGTATCTACGATAGCATAGTGTGTTGCTGTACCTGTAGCTGTAATTGAACCATTTGTGATAGCTGCAACTACTACTTCACGACCACCACCAGACCGATCAGTAGGGGCAGCGATAGAAAGTGAGGTTGAGTTGCCTAAAGCGTAGGTTGCATTAGCATTAGTGAATGTTGTAGCTTCCTGTGAGGTCACTACGATCTTATTGGCTTCCGTGTCTAAGACAGCTAGGCCAGAGTCAAGGACTCGATCATTTAAAGTTGCCATTATTCAGTTTCCTGTTCTTTTGTTTGTGTTGACTCTGGGTCATACTTTAGTTCAGCAATATCCATCAGGTCTTGAATAACTTCTGGATGATCACTTACGTTAATGTCGGCTCCATTCAAGTTGCGTAGGAATGCTGCAATCTCACGTAAGTCGTGTGGAGCTACATCACCAGCTACAATAGTCGGCATCAGGTCGTAGTTCAGACCGTTCAACTCCCAGAGGCGCTCGACAAGCTGTTTATTGAGGACGTCAACAATAGCTTGGATATAACTCTCTAATGCACGAAGGAACAGGTCTGTCTTACTCTTGGAGAGGGCATAAGAGCCAGTGCTACCACCACCAAGCATAAGAAACTCAGAAAGAACACTACGAGCAATGTCATGCTGGTAACGTCTTACAATAGTATCTATTTCTATATTACGACTGCCACTAGAAGACATAAGCTCAACATCTACCAGTTTCTGGTTGGTAGGCGCTCCGTCTTTATCGGGATAGGTGTCGGAAGGCAGAATAATGTATCCTTGCTCATTGAACTTGACATCCCTGAGAATAG